CATTAAATTTATAATCCATATTTATTCTGTCCATTGTTTAGGTAAGTCAAATTCGCTGTACCATTTAAAGTTATTTTTTTCTGCCCATTCTGCATGGGTACGTTTACTACCATCTTTTCTTTTCTTGGCAGCAGGCATAGGTGCTAAAGGTTTTGCAAAGATGAACACAAGAACCTGATGTTCTTTTAAATTTTTACGAACCCATATGTATTTACTATACTCTGCGTAATCCCAGAACCTACCCTTTGCTTCAATTAAATATTCTACATTACAAAATGTTTTTCTAAAGTCAGGTTCATAAGTATGCTCAACTGTGTAGTCTATCTTATCTCCGTGATGTGACCATTCTTTTAATTGATTAGTGTGTAATTTATATTCCCAATTAGAATCGTATCCTTTAGGTAAATCTTTTTCTAGTGGTCTAACCTTTCTTGGTTTTCTGAATCCTTTCTTCATTAGTGTATTATCTCACATGTAGGAACGTCTGTCAATCTTTTTGTTTGTTCGTCTATAATTAATTTACATAGTTTATTTATAACAACTGAGTCTACTTCGTCTAAAGTATTACCACCAAAAATAAAACTACCTACTATCATAATCAATTCACTTAATTCTATTTGATCTAGATCATAGTCTACCTGATCATCCATGTTCTAATTCCTGTACTTTAATTGTTGTAAAGTCTTGTCTTCCATGTTTAATAAGTTTCTTAATACCTTTAATAAACCAACGTAAAGTGTATGCAGAAACATGTAAACTTCTATTCCCATAAACGTGAGTCTGATCAGGAATATAAGTGTGTATATTTTCAACTGTAACTTTATCTTTCTCTTCATCAGGTACTACACTACGTAACCACTCAACCATTAAGTGTTGTGCGTGCTTTCTTATTTTCTTTTCTTGCTTTGAATTCATTTGTTATCTCCTCTACTTTAGGTTCTTTAACTACTTGTGTTAGATATGAAAGACCATTAGCATATTTAAATACTCGAAGACCTTTTCCGTTGTTGGTATCTTTGTGACACTCAACCTTATGCCTACAGAAGAAACATCCTCTTGCAAGCTTCATGTTGCCTGACTTACCATCAGGTATCGGAGTGTAACAGATTTCAGGTGGTGTGTCCACCTTTAAAGACTTTTTTACTTTACTTATTTTACTTTGTATATTCGGTTTGTCAAGCTCTTCTGGAATATAAAGTGCAAGTTCTCCACTCTCTTTGTTCATTGCTAGGAAGCCACCCTCAGATGTACCATGTCCTGCTTCGTACCCTGCAAGTTGTGCAAGGTATCCAAAGGTATCATCGTCTGCTAGTGTGCCATCTCTAAATTTCTTGAAGGCGAATCCGGATGCAGTCTTAACATCAATAACTTCACCATCAATTACACAGTCCATGTGTCCTTCAACGCCTTTAACTTTAACATTCTTTTGTTCATCCGTTACTTCATGTCCTGCAAGTCTTACAAGAAGAAGTACAACCTCTTCAAGCAGGTGTCCGTAAAGAAACTTTATAAAGGTAGAAGGGGTTATTGAATTACTTTCATCTGGATACTTCATGTCGTACCATAACTGTCTGTTAGGTTTACCTACGTTAGACATTCGTAACGTGCCTGTCGAGCGTGGTGTTGGTGTAGACCATTGACGTATGACTTCTTTCATGTCCTCGCCAAACTTATCTATGACTTCATCAGACAGGTTAAGTGATTCGCCCTTGCCAAGTACGGATAGTTTAGAGTAGATGTCTTCTACTAGTGTGTTTAATTTTTTCATAATGTCTCTATTATTTCTTTAGCTTTGTCTTGTTTAATTTTAAACCACTCACCTTTACTATCTTCAGCTTCTTTCTTTAATAAGGTGTGTGCTTTTTTTTCTGCATTACTTCTATCATCAAAGAATTTACTGTAACATAATTTGTAATCTCTGTGTGGGCTTGATGTTTGATATTGATTACATCTATCTTTAACATCTATAGCCATACCAACTTTAATCCAACCATTCCAACAGGGATTATTAATAATATAAACATATCCTTCTGTTGTTTTAGTGTAACCTTTTAAAGAAGAAAAGGCTGCACCTTCAAAAGTTTTAAAGGTTCCTGCTTTATATAAAGGATGTTTGTTTGATACATATTTACCATTCACATACATTTTTAAATTATTATATTCTTTGTTAGATGCTTTTACGATTTTAGAATAACACGCTTTACAACTATAATCTCTTTGAGCATATCTATAATCACTGTAATTAATTTCTAATACTAATTTAACACCACAATGATTACAACTTTTATTAATGAGTTTCACTCCAATTATCTCCTACTTTGTATTCCCCATCCATCGGACAGCGAAGGTTATAATGTTCTCCTGCTTTAATAATACACTTAACTGCAATCTCTCCAACATGGTCAGCAATATCTTCTCGTACTTCCATCTGCCATTCGTCATGTATGTTCGCAACAAACTTAGCATCAAGAGAGTTTAAACGCACTAAAGAATCTAACAGGGCTAACCCACGTTTCATAACGATAGCACCACCGCCTTGCAATAATGTGTTGAGAGCAGCGTGCTGTGTGCGAATTAAAAGCTTGCGTCCGTCTATTCCCTTGAGCCAGTGCTTGCCTGATGCTCTTTGTACTTTGTCTCTAAGAGTTTTAAATGATGGGTTATTATTAAGGAACTGTTGTCTAAGTCGTTTGCCACTTTCTCTATTTCCTCCAACCACGCTCCCAAGTTTTGCATCTCCTGCTCCGTATATAAGTGCATAGATAAATGTCTTTGCCTGATCTCTTGATTCAAGCCCTGCAGCTTGTTGATTAGCTGTGTGTATATCTCCGTTGATGATTTCATTTATGTACTCCTCGTTTTGCATGTAGTGTGCAAGCATTCGTAGTTCTAATCCGCTTGCATCTATACCCACTAATTTATATCCGTCCTTAACTATCCAACAAGACCTACATTCATTTCCGTAAGGGCTATGTATGTTAGGAACTTGAGCCATGTTAGGACTCCTGTGTGCCATTCTACCAGTGATAGTACCATTAGGTATAACAAACCCATGCACTCTACCGTCCTCGTCCATTGCTTTAATCCAAGAATCAACCTGAGCAATACGCTTCTGATAAAGAAAGTATGAAGCTATAAGTTTAGCTTGAGGTATCTTCTCTATCTTACCAAGTGTAGTCTCGTCTACAATAGGCTGTCCTGTTGGTGTAAACTTCTTGGGTTTCCAACCGAACTCTATTAAGTATTCGCCTACTTGTTTTCTTGATCCAAGATTAAAGTCTTGTAGTTTCCTACGCATAAAAGGTTTAATATTATTTGTAGGTAATCTTTCTTCGTATTCTTCAGGGGTTAATCCCGACTTAGATAATGTTCCGTCCTTCTTAAGTTTAGGGTTTACTTGTCTGATGTCAACTAACTTAGGTTTAAATTCTTTATGTACTTCATCCTCTGCGTGTTGCATCTTCTCACGCAACTCAGCTAAAAGTAATTCGGCTTTCTTTAAATCAAATTGAAATCCTGTGTCTTCTTGTTTCTTTATTATATCTGCAACAGTCTGCTCAAGTGCAACACATTCCTTATTAAAACCTGCACCTTCTTTTCTTAAGTGTTTGAATAGAACTGTATTAAGATGTACATCCCTTACACAATAGTCTAACATTTTATTAGAATAGTTTAAGTAGTCTTCAAACTCTATCTTCTTAAAGCCTAATCTAAATCCCCACTTCTCTAAGCTGTGTCCTCCTTCACGTACAGGATTGAATAGTCTTGACATAACAAGAGTATCAACAATAGGTTTATGAGATAGCTTAACACCACCAAACTTTTCTACCATAGGTATATCAAAACCTATGATGTTGTGTCCAATAAGTCTATCGGCTTTTGTTAAGAACTCATACCCTTCTTGTAATTTATTAGGAGGAAATTTAAATGTCTCTCCTGAGTCAGCGTCTTGTGCTACAATACAATGTATCTTTGTAGCCTTGAGATCGTCTGTCTCTATGTCAAATACTATGTCCATTCTTATAACTCCAATAGCTCATTACCATCATCTTCAAATTGTTCTTTAGGTACTTCTCTTAGTCTACCAGTTTCCCTATCATAATGCAAGTGTGATGCTAGTCCAACATCTCCTGTGTATCTAGACTTCAATACTCTTACCTTCGTTGTATTTGATTCTTGTTCATCCTCAGATTGTTGATTCCTTTCAAGAGCAATGACACAATCAGATAACTGTGCGATACTTTGTGAACCTCTCAAGTGTGAAAGACTAACCTCCACTCCGTTCTCATGTCCTTTGTTGCCGTCTACCCTACGTAAGTGAGACACTAAGATCATACCCACGTTTGTTTCTTCAACAATACTTCTAAGCCTAGTCATAATATTATCAATAGACCTACGCTCATCTCCTTCGGATATCGCAGACACTAACATGTGTAAGTGATCTACTATAATCCATTTACAGTCACAGGCTATAATCATGAAGCGAATCTTATTAAAGATTTCATCAATACTATTTGTTCCGAAGTGAGCATGAACCCATACTCTGTTCTTGTTCTCCCCATCATAAAGGATATCAAAGAACTTATCAATCTCTTCAGGTGAAAACTGTTCACGCTCTTGGTCTATATATAATCTAGCGTTAGCTTCTATAGATAAGATGCCGTCTACTGTCCTTCTCCAATCTTCCTCAAGAGCAATGATCCCTACGTTGCCGGTAGTTTCCTTGATTAACCAATGCTCTAGCTCCCTTGTAACAGAAGACTTTCCAAGTCCTGTACCACCAGTAAGCGTTAATAGTTCTCCACTCCTCAAGCCATACAGCTTATCGTTTAAACCTTTCCAAGGATAAGGCACGCTTTCTTTCTGCTCCCTTGCAAAGAAGTCTAACCTAGATTCTGATACATTGATCACTCCACTAGGAGTATAAGTCTTAGCACTCCACCAAGCTTCAACAAATTCTTTGTGCTTGTTCTGACGAAGCATATCGTTAGCGTCTTTGAATCCTTCAGGTAGTTTCATTACCTTTGCTTTGCTCGGCTGAAATAACATCGCTACTTTTTGTGCAGCTTCTTTGCCTTGCTTGTCGCTATCAAAACAGATAACAACATTCTCAAAACTTTCAAGGAACTCTAAGCTTTCTTTAATATCTTTGACTGCTCCGCTTGATCCACGCTTAATGGATACGGATGCCCATTTGCTACCCATCAATTCATAGCACGCCATCGCATCACATTCCCCTTCGGTTATAGTAATGTACTTGGCTTTCTGAAAGAGTTGTTCTCCAAATAATCCTGTGCCATTAAAGCTACCCATGACCGAGAAGTTTTTATCTCGTATGTATCTAACTTTAGTAGCTGATAGTTCATGCTTGTTGTAGTACGGATATAAGTGCTGTACTATATCCCCATTAGAACTAAGCACACACTTCACACCATACTTCTTAGCCGTAGCTTCGGATATCCTTCTGTCCGTTAAGGCAGAGTAGTCTGCTCCATGTGGATTAACTATTGGGTTAGTAGGTTCTTTCTTCTCTGTCATTGTCTTGCCTTTAGTTGCCCCTTCATAATTTAAAAAGTATGTATCACAACTAAAACATTTAGCAGAACCATCAGTGTTCTTTGCTACTGGGTCACTGCCACCACACTCAGGGCACGGTAATTTATATTCTACAAAAGCCATATCATTTCCTCACGTTATTAAAAAGTGTGTAGTTAGTTCGGGTATGGATTTCGCAGTCTTATCCCTAATTCATCTCCGACCTTTCCTCATGTCCTCTTAGTCAACTAAGACTACTCACATTTCTAGGTTCTTTATAGGAGTATCATCCCCTAACTACACGATGCTAGTTTTTACAAGGTCTAGCAACTTGTTAGGCACACTACTCTGAATCGTCAGACTCAGTTAGTTCTTCTTCCACAACATCAACATCATCTTCGATTGCTTGTGGCTCTGCTCCATTTACAATAGCAATGATGCGATCAGAAAAGAAATTTATCCCTGCTTGTAACTCTTCCAAGTCCAAGATTAGATTAGCTTTCTTTTGATTCAATCGTTGCAGTCTAACAAATACTCCTTGTCCTTCTTCGGGCAAGTCCTCTACGTTTATCTGCACATCATCAATAGTTATTGAAGGTTTTACATTTTCTTCAGTCATAATTAAAACTCCAAATCATCATCAATAGATTCTAATTCGCTACCATCAGAACCTGTGTATTCAACAAGGTCAACAACCTGTACTGCTTGTAGATCAAGTCCTTTGAAATCTCCAAACTGATTAGTTGTTTCCCACTCTCTGTATTGAACTCTAACTTTGGACCCATTCCCGACAGATATGTCTAGTGGTTCTTTGTTAGCGTCCAATAATTTAGGTACAGCATTAGGTGTACCATCCTTACGTTCAACTTTACGTTTGAACATAATCTTTTTAACACCGTCCACATCCTTAACTCTAAAGCCACGATCAACAAAGTTGTCCGCAGTTTTATCATCAAGTATCAGAGTGATCTGATATTCAGGTGTAAATGTTGTGTTGGGTACTTTTACTGCTGCCCATTCACATAATCCTTCAAGTATCGCCATCTTTTTTTCTCCTTTTTTATTATTAATATTGAAGTCGTTTAAACTTATGAGGTTTTATTGAATCGTTAGACCTCAAACTAACCCTGTCTTGGACAGGATACGTACTAACTATTGGTGTATAGTGAGGGCTACATTGTTAGTGGTATGATTCGGGGTGTGCATTATGCTTCCCTCAAATACGGTTCATAAATATATCCCATAAATAATTCATAGTTCTGTCTGTCTACAAAAGATAAGACGTAATCATTACCTACTACTCGTAAGCTATGCCCAAGTTTCATCTCATATAAATCATTCATAATATTAGAATCAGAACCTACTTGCATGTATTGTTCTCTTGTTAATATTATTTCACTGTCACTTAAAACTATCATGTATACCTCTATTATAACATGGGTTGCTACTTAAAGTCAACTTCTTTTTTGAATTATTTTATCATCAACATAAGAGTACAACTCTACTGTACCATCAGCCCATTTCGTTTCTCGTATGCCATT